ACAAAATCAAGCGGAAGACGCGGCAGTTCACCATCACGCTCGGCACGGCAACCGCCGACGCCACCACGCTGCGGGCCGACGATATGGCTGGCGGCGTCATCTCCTGTGGCACCATGCGTACCGCGTCTGTCTCGCTCCAGTGCTGGGGAGCTGTCGCCGAGGCTGGCCCGTATCGCCGCGTCTATGACGCCAGCGGCGCAGCCGCCGACATCACGCTCGCGCCCTCGACCACCGATGGCCGGATCTACTCGCTGCCTGACGCGGTGTTCGCGGTGCCATTCGTCCGCATCGTCAGCGGGGCGACCAACTCGACCGGCACCGTGAGCGTCGTGTCGTTTAAGTCGTGAGGCTATGCCGACACGCATCCCGACGCATCGGCCGCCGCGTCTACGCTCCGCGAGCGTGGAGCATCGACCGAATGCGTACCAGCGTGGATACACCGACAAGCGACACCAAGCATGGCGGCTCGCGGTGCTGACCCGCGACGCATGGCAGTGCAGAGCGTGCGGGCAAGTGTGCAGCGACAAGGGCCAAGCCCACGCGGACCACATATCGCCGGTCGTGCATGGCACCGACACCTGCCGCGATGGACGCTCGCGGTATGACGTTGCGGGTGGGCAGTGTCTTTGCCAGGCGTGCCACAACAGGAAGACCAACCGAGAGATGCTGCACAACTAGGCAGCCGACTGCACAAGGGAGGGGCGGGGGGAGACTCGCCAGGGGTGGCTGAGGAAAACCGGATGTTCCTGCCCTAGCACACAAAGCCGAAACGAACGTCCCCTAGAAGGCCCGCGTAAATGCCCACTGGACGCAAGCCGACGCCAAAAGCCATCCTCGAAATGCGGGGCAGCCAGATTCGCGGCCCGCATTCTCGCGGCGGCGTGGATGCTCCTCCAGGCATTCCGCCCGCGCCGGATTATCTGTGCGAAATCGGACGCGCCGAATGGGACCGAATCGTCCCAATGCTGGAGACGAGCCGGGTGATGAGTCTTCGCCATCAGCACACGCTCGCGGCCTACTGTGATGCGCTGGCCGACATGGTGAAGGCTGACCGCGAACTCCGCGAGCATGGCGCGACGTTCATGGACGATAAGGGTAGGGTGATGAACCACCCCGCGTGGTATCGCAAGAAAGACGCCCGCCTGCACATGCTGCGGTTCGCCGAGCAGTTCGGCTTGACGGCATCGGCACTGGCTCGCGTTTCAGCAGTGGACAATGCCCCGCAAGAAGACGAAGAAGACCGACGCATGCTCGGATGATTGTCCTGGCTGTCTCGCTATCCGGTTCTTCGAGAAACACCTGACCCATGTAAAGGGTCCGCTTGGCGGAAAGCCGCTGCTGTTGCAGCCGTGGCAAAAGGCGTGGCTGCATTCGCTCTACGGGACGCTTCGAGCGGATGGCCGCCGGCAATATCGAACCACCTTGCTTGCGATTCCTCGCGGCAACGCCAAAAGCACGACCGCTGCCGGGATTGCGTTGAAGGGGCTCATGGAAAATGAGCCCGGCGGCGAGAACTATTCGTGCGCTGCCGACCGTGACCAGGCTAGGCTTGTCTGGGAAATCGCGAGCGGAATGGTGCAGCAGTCGCCGTTCCTAAGTCGGCACTTGAAGCTCTACCGAAACGCGATTGTGCGGCCGGCGACGCACAGTTCCTACAAGGCTTTGTCTGCCGAGGCGTTCACGAAGCACGGGTTGAATCCGCACGTTGTGGTGTTCGACGAATTGCACGCCCAAAAGAACCGCGAGCTTCACGACGTGATGGCGACCGCAATGGGCAAGCGGGCTCAGCCAATCATGGCGTACTTAACGACGGCGGGCTTTGATCGCCGGTCGGTGTGCTGGGAGGTGTGGAAGTACGCTGAGTCGGTTGCGGCCGGGGCCGTGAAAGACGAGACATTCTTGCCTGCCGTATACGCCGCTCCAGTCGACGCCGATTGGAAGGACGAAAAGGTGTGGGCGGTTGCCAACCCGAATCTAGGCGTATCGGTCAGCGTGGATTTCCTGCGGCAAGAGTGCCAAAAGGCAACGGAACTTCCGGCCTACGAAAACACCTTTCGGCAGCTCTACCTCAACCAGTGGACCGAGCAGGACACTCGCTGGCTCCGCATGGACGCCTGGGCTCGCGGTGGGCAGGCGTGCCCGGTGACGCTCCAGGGGCGTGAGTGCTGGGCGGGGCTCGACCTGGCGACCACGTTCGACACGACGGCTTTCGTGTTGGTGTTTCCGCTGGAGGACGGGCGGTATTGGGTGGAGCCGCATTTCTGGATTCCTGAGGAGAACATGCGGGAACGTGTGCGGCGAGACAAGGTGCCGTATGACGTTTGGGCACGTCAGGAGCACTTGCACCTGACGCCCGGCAACGTGACCGACTTCGACCAAGTGCGGGCCGACATCAACACGCTGGCGAAGAAATACAACATCCGGCAGGTGGGCATCGACCGCTGGAATGCCACCCAGTTGGCGAATCAACTGCAAGGGGATGGGGTAAACGTCTTAGGCTACGGACAGGGCTACGGCGCGATGAGTGGCCCCGCGAAGGTGCTCGAGTCGCTGGTCGTTTCCGAGAAGTTGCTGCATGGCGGGCACCCGGTGCTCGCGTGGCAAGCCGGAAACGTGGCGATTCAGCAGGACCACAACGGCAACATCAAGCCCAGCAAGGCGAAGAGCAACGAACGTATCGACGGCATCGTGGCCCTTGTCATGGCTCTCGGCGTTCACGCGTCGCAAGAGGTGAAAGGGCCAGCCATCGAGCCCTCCATCCTCATCCTATGATTGCCAATAACACCCGCATCCTGTGGCTCCCTGAAGGCGATTCCCGTAGCTGGGATTACGAATCCGGCGGCTGGGCTGGCGGCGGTCGCAATCCGTCTGGCGTGCGGGTTGACCCTGAGAGTGCCTTGCGTGCGACGGTCGTGCTGGCGTGCGTTCGCGTGCTGTCGGCGTCGGTGGCCGGGCTTCCGCTCAACCTCTATCGGCGGCTTGCTGGAGGCGGCAAGGAACTGGCCCGCGAGAACCCGCTGTATCGGCTGCTGCACACGACGCCGAACGAGTGGCAGACGAGCTATGAGTGGCGCGAAACACTCATGCTGCACCTGCTCCTGCATGGCAACGCGTACTGCGAGATTCGCGGGGCAGGGGATTCGCGGCAGTTGATTCCGCTGCATCCCTCGCGGATGAAGGTGGACCGCCTGGAGAACGGGCGGCTGCGGTACACGTACCGGGAAGATCGGGGGTCGAGCACCGTCTACTCGCAGGATGCGGTTATGCACCTGAGGTGGCTTTCGGATGACGGCGTGAACGGGATGGTGCCTGTCGAGATTGCGGGCGACGCCATCGGGCTGGCTCGTGCCCTGGAGATTCACGGGGCGACGTTCTTCGGCTCGGGTGCTCGCCCCGGCGTCATCCTCTCGACCGACCAGATGCTATCGCCCGAGGCGGCGGAGAACACGCGGAACCAGTGGGAGCGAGCCCATCGCGGCCCCGACAGGGCTCACCGCACGGCGGTGCTCCAGGGCGGGCTCAAGGTCAATGAGCTCGGCGGCAACAACCAAGAGAGCCAGTTCCTTGAGACGCGGCGATTCCAAGTCGAAGAGATTTGCGGACGCATCTACGGGGTGCCGCCTCACCTCATTGGCGACCTGTCGCGTTCGTCGTTCTCGAATATCGAACAGCAGAGCCTCGACTACGTGCAGAACGGGCTGATGCCTTGGCTGCGGCGTTTTGAGTCTGCCATCACCCGCGACCTGCTCACCGATGACGAGACGTTCGCGGAGTTCGACGTTCGCGGTGCCTTGCGTGCCGATGCCGCTGGCCGGTCGGCGTTCTACAACACGATGGCCCAGTTGGGCGTGTTCAGCGTCAACGAGATTCGCGGGCTGGAGAATCTGAATCCGGTGGACGGCGGCGACATCCGCGTGGTGCCGCTGAACTTCCAGACGCTTGAGCAGGCGAACGCTGCGGCCCGGCTGGCGATGGCTCCGGCGGTCGAGCCGGTTGCCGAGCCCGTTGCCACCGAGGCTCCTGTCGAATCTGCACCGGCGAGCGATGCCGAGCCCCAGGTGGCCGACGTGTCGCTCAACGGTGCCCAAATCACGGGGCTGCTCGCAATCCTGCAGGCTG